CACGGCTACGGAGATTACGGCTCTCGCGGCATACTCGGCATCCGAGATCGGTCGGATGGCGCGTGAGCGGGACGCAGCCATCGCAGAGGTCGCGCAGGCGTACGTCGTCATGCTTGCGACGCTCATGGGCGACGAGATCGAGATGGTTCGCCTGGGCGGAAAGGCCAAGGCGCTCCAGTCCGACGACCTGACCGGAGACTTTGGGTTCTTCGCGCAGGACTCGGGCTCGACCCCCATGTCCGAGGCAGTGAAGAAGCAGGAACTCATGAACCTCGTGCCAGTCCTCCAGGCTCTCGGCGTCAGCAACGACACCATCCTCAAGAGCCTTGTGCGCGTGTACCGGCTCAGCGAGGACTTCCTGCCGAAGGCGCAGCCGACACCACCAGTACCACAGCCGTCCCCGCAGGGGATGCCTCCCGGGATGATGGGCGCACCCGGCGAGGCGCTTCCGTCGATGGGTGTAGCACCCGGCGAGATTCCTACGCCCGGTTCCGTCCGCGCAGTACTGCCTGACGGAGAGGTCATCTGATGCCGCTGTACAGCTACCGCTGCCGTTCCGGGCACGTCATCGAGGAACTGCGCAAGTTCGATCGCCGCATGGAGGAGTTGTCCTGCGGCATCTGCCAGCAGCCTGCGACCATCGTCGTCACCATGCCCGCGAAGACTGCGTGGCAGTGGGGAGACACGAAGTGGGACGGCTTCTACGACCGCGGTCTGGGGATCACCTACCGCGACAAGAATCACCGCGAGAGTGTCATGGCTGACCGCGGACTTCGTCCCCTTGAGGACGGCGAGGTCGAGGCGGAGCAGAGCCGCGTTAGCCGTGAGCACGAGCAGCACAACAAGAACGTCGAGACCTTCAAGCGAGTGCTGGAGGACACGGGCAGTTCTGCAATGGCGATGGCACAGACCTTCCCCGACCCTGAGGTGTGAGATGGACGAGATGGAGCAGGTTGCCAACGAGGCAATGATGGCAGGCGCAGAACTTCAGGAGGGTCTCGACATGGGCCTTCCGTCGGTGCGGGGGATGTTCTCGCAGACTTCGATGAACGCGCTGGTCAGCGCCGCCAACGATGCCCTGGAGTCCGCGGGGTTCGAGGGCGACTACCCGGAGTTCCAGTCCGACGTGACCGAGTTCCCGGGCGAGTTCATGCGCCTGCTCATGATGCTGTCCGATGCAGCCGGAGAGGCAGGCACTGGCGTTAGCATCGAGGTGTCGGGCATCGAGGATGACCGTGACGTGGCGATGCTCGCGTCGCAGGTCAAGAAGTTGGCCCAGAGCCCCGAGTTCCAGCGCGCCATGTCGGGCGGAGCGGAGGTCGAGGTCGAGGCAGAGATGGCTCCGGGGATGGCCCCCGAGGGCATGGGAGAGGAAGCACTCATGATGGAGCGTATGTGACATGAGCGAGCAGACAGCAGCACCCGAGGCACAGGACACGGTTGCTGTCGAACCAGGGCACGTTGATGAGGTCGCAGAGGCGACCCCAGAGAACGCTGGTCGGCGCAACCCGAACTCCAACCAGTACAAGCAGGAGGTCGAAAACCTCCTGTCCGCCTACGAGACCCGCAAGGCTCGTCAGCTGCAGGAGCAGCGCGAGGCGGAGAAGAATGCACCGGAGCCAGACCTGGAAGGTCTGCGCGAGGGCGAGTCCTGGGACAGCATCTACTCCACGCAGCCTCCCGAGGTTCAGCGTGCGATGGCGGAAGTCCGCAAGATGATGACCCGCAAGACGCAGGAACTCGCTGCGGAGAAGCGGAAGATCGAGGCGCAGAACAAGGCGCTCATGGAGTCGGGTCTCATCGACTCCCTTCGCGAGCAGGCGGGGAACGCTCCAGAGAACTTCGATCCCTTCAACCCGGATCACATTCAGCAGCTGATCGAGAGCAAGGTCGCTGCTCGGCTCCAGCAGGTGCTTGAGCCACTCCACAAGAAGAACCAGCAGAGCGAGGCGCAGGCCCGGTACGAGAACTTCAAGACGGAGCATCCCGACCTCATCGAGGACGCGAACGTCAAGAAGGGTGTGTACGAGGCGCTCCAGGCAGACCCCAACCTGAAGTTGGAGTCGGCGTACTGGATGGTCAAGGGCAAGATGCTGGTTGCTCAGCAGCAGCTGGACGAGGACCGTGCTGCGGTTCGCCGTCGAGCGCAGCAGCGAGCCGCACTCATGACCGACCGAGGGCAGAAGCCGGGCAAGCCGGTGCTGTCTCCGGACCTCAAGGACAAGAGCGCCTACGAAATCTACCAGACCTTGAAGTCTCGTCAGAACTGAGGTAGTGTTCCCGCAAGCCCTTGGACCCTGCGGGACACGCCAAGCGGCACCGGCCCCGATGACGGACACGCCGAACCGCATCCCCCAGAACTCGTACCTACGAGAGGCTACCCATGCCGACGACTACCGGCGTCCAGGCGGACATTCTCGCCAGTACCCTCCGAATCCTTCGGGACAAGGAGGTTGACAACACCTTCCGTATCATCCCGCTGCTCGACGCCATCGAGCGCGGCGGCAACGTCGAGGACGTGGACGGCGGGTCGTACATCGACTCTCCGGTCATCCTGACCGACCACTCCACCATCACCCAGCTCAGCTCGGGCTACGAGGCGGTCAGCCTCGCGGTCAAGGACCCGATGCGTACCGCGTCCTACTCGTGGTGTGACGCGACCGCCCCGGTCGTCATCACCCGCAAGGAGGAGCTGTCGAACAAGGGTGAGCGGGCGATCATCCGTATCGCCGAGGCCCGTCTCAAGCAGACGATGGGCATGTTCAAGCGCGAGATCGAGAAGCAGATCATCGCAGGCAACTCCACCATCCTGACCGACCTCCAGAGCCTCAACGGTCTCGACGGGGCAACGGGCTGGTTCGAGGAGGGTGCGTTCGGAACGCAGACCAACACGGTCGGCGGGATTGCCAAGTCCTCGTTCACCACCTCCTGGCAGAATCAGGTTCAGAACGGTGACTTCGCGACCAACGGTCTCAAGAAGATGCAGTCGCTGCTCATCGACTGCCAGCAGTACGCCCCCGAGGGCGACGTAGACCTCATCCTCGCCAGCCCGACCTCCTACGGGCTGTACAAGGACGAACTCCAGCAGCTTGAGCGCTACGTCTCCGCCACCGAGGAGCGGAACATGGCTGGCCGTCTGGCCCTCCAGTTCAACGGCGCTGCCATGTACATCGAGCCCAACCTCGGGTTCACCGGCTCCGGCGCATCGAACAAGATGTCGATGTACTTCCTCAACACCCGGCTGTTCAACGTCTACTTCGACCGCGACGCCAAGTTCGAGCTGGGCGACATGGAGTCCATCAGCGGCTACGCTGCGATGAGCGCTCAGATCGCTGTGCGGATGCAGGTCTGCACCTCGAACCTGTCGGGCCACGGCATCCTCATCAACGCGGAGACCTGAGACCATGGCAACCAACGACATTCTCCAGAAGATGGACGGCGGCTCCGACTACGGTGCCACCACCAGCAACCGCCGCAAGACGGAGTACTTCCGCGCTGCCGCTGCGGTCTCTGCTGCCGACCTCATCGCCTACGACTTCTCGCAGACCGAGGACGCCGACAAGGTGCTGTTCGTCAAGACGGCGGCCTCCGGTACGGCGACCACGACCTGCTGCATCGGTGTCGCTCTCCGCGCTGCCGCTGCGGACGAGGGAGTCGAGGTGCTCACCCGCGGGCTGTACGTCGTCGCGGTCGATGGTTCCGGCACCAGCATCGCGGCAGGAGACGCTCTCATGCTCTCCGGCAGCAAGCTGGTGAAGGCCACGGCGGGCAACGTCATCGTGGCCCAGGCTGCGGTCGCGGTCACCACCGACACCACCGCTGCGGTCTACTTCGACGGTCGCGTCTGAGTCTCAGTCCCGTCCGCTCTGAGCCCCCGCTTCGGCCCCGCCGGGGCGGGGGTTCTTCGTAGGAGAGCACTATGCCTGCGTCCGATCTCAAGGCACTCCGCGAGTACGTCGCCAACGTGCTCGACTACGATCCCAACAACGACACCTACCGGCGTCAGATTGACCGGCTGCTCAACGAGGCAGACCGTTCCATCTGTCTTGCCAAGCCGTTCACCTTCATCAACAAGGCAGAGGATGTGCTGGTCTACAGCGACCGCACGGCGTCCCTGTCCTTCACCGGCTCGGGCCGCATCGTCACCGCTGGCGCTGCGTTCTTCGAGGACTGGATGGTGAACCAGCAGATCGAAGCCGACGACAAGACCTACGTCATCACGGTCGTGGACAGTAGCACCCAGGCGCGCATCGAGCGCGACTTCGAGAGCGCCACGGGCAGCTATGACTCGACCGTCATCAACCGGTACATCGACCTGCCCTACGACTGCACCACCATCCTCGGTGTTGCCCGTCGCTCGCAGACCCGCACGCCAGACGACCCGGGGCTGCTCTCCCCACTGTCCCGCTACGAGGACGAGTGGTGGAACCTGCCCCTGGGTGAGACGAACCTGCCCATCTATTGGGTGAATCACGACCCCGACTACATCGCTGGTCCTCGTCGGAACTTCAACCTGGGGGTGACTGTAGTCACTGCGGGCAAGGGGAACCGTACGGTCGAGATCACCTCGACTTTCGTCCGGGGCGGTCGTGAGTCGAACCACGGCGAGGTCGTGTCCATCAGCGCCACGGACACGCAGGACATTCAGCTCACGCCGTTTAGCGGGGTTGCCAACGACGGGCTCAAGAAGCGGTACTACTTCCGCTGCCCGACGCTGGGGTACCACGCATGGCGTCAGCTGAACGACCCGACGACGGGCGAGCCGATGGAACTCGACCCGACTGATGTGACTGTCCGGACGCTCACCGACCTGCGCACTTCGACGCTGACGGACTCCGAGACACTGTTCGACGATCGCCGGATTCCGAACAGCGACGGGTTCACTCAGCGCATTCGGCTCTACCCCCGGCAGGACAAGGACTACACGTTCACCATCCGGTACATGCGTCGTCACGAGTACATGTACGAGGACGGTGACACGTCTGCAATCCCGCCCGACCAGCGCATGGTCATCGCCTACAAGGCGCTGTCCGATATCTTCATGAAGCACGACAACCCGACGCAGTCGGAACTGTACCGGCGGCGCTTCGATGAGATCATGCTGCGCCTGGAGAAGCGGTACCTCATCACGCCTGCACGGCGCATCGTGAAGGGCAACTGGCTGGCGAACATGGAGCCGAACTCCTTCTCGCGGTTCAGCACGCTGGTTCACTCATGAGAGGTCAGACGCTACAGGTCCGTGTCCTCGGGGGTATGGCGCAGGATCTCCCCCAGCCAGCCGAGGGCGCGTCGCTCATCGAGAACTGGACGGTGGATCCTCGTACCCAGGGCATCTCGACCCGCATCGGGTATGAGAAGTACCGCCCACTCGCGTCTGCTGGGTACGCCCCGTTCGGCTCCACGCCACGGGTAGACAGCCTGTTCGTCGCGCAGGGCTCAGTCAACGGCGCAAGGCAGACCATCCTGTTCGAGGCAGGCGGGGTGCTGTACCTGTACAACGAAGTCGGCCAGGAGAACGACCTCATCAGCCTGACCAACATGGTGCCGCCCACGGCGACCGACATGCCCACGATGTACACGCAGTGGCAGGACCGGGTCATCGTCACCAACGGGCGGGACGCACCGAAGATTCTGTCTCTGTGGCCGATGGGCGCAACGGCGGATGTGACCGATGCGGTCAAGGCGTCGATGATTCGCCCGCTGGGGTTCTCGGGTCAGCCATCGTCACCCGACCCGCTCAAGGTGGTGACCATCGACGCCACGGGCGGTGGTGCATCGTCGGACAGCTACACCGGAGCCAGCACCACGAACTGGTACCCGGTGTATGGCAACGCCATCTCGTTCCCCGGTGCGTTCGGCATGGGGCAGCACAAGGGTGGCACCGACGGCGTCGAGAACAACTACCAGTTCAAGGTCGCGTTCGTGTCGGACACGGGATCGGTCAGTCCACTGTCGGAGCCGTGCGAAGTGGATTGGGAGATTCCCGCCAGCAACGCCGGGTTCAGGTACTGCCCCACCATCCGTATTCCACTCGGCCCTCCAGGGACTGTGGCCCGGAGGGTGTACGGCACGTTCGACGACGGGCAGGACTTCTACTTCATCGCAGACGTACGCAACAACGTCGAGACACTGTTCCACGCTTTCCGGCGCAGTTCCACGCTCTCGACCCCAGCGCCGGACGTGACCGAGACCGCAGTGTTCCCGGCTCCATACGCCCGGTTCGCCGCGGTGTACAAGCAGTGCCTGTTCCTCGACGGCGGGCGGAACAATGGCACGACGCTGTACTTCAGCAAGCCAGGACTTCCTGACCAGTTCGGCGTGTTCGACAACCTGACGCTGACCGGAGAGGGTGGCGATGTGGTGGGGCTGTACTCCCACTACAACAACCTCATCATCTTCCGCGAGTCCAGCATCGATGTGCTGACCGGGTCGTACCCGAACTTCTCGGTGCAGACCATCACCAAGCGGGTTGCCTGCATCGCGCCCGCATCGGTCGAGGCAGTCCCTGGGCTGGGTGTCGTGTTCCTTGCTCTCGACGGTGTGCATGTCCTGACCGGCGGGCTCGATGGCGGGTCTGTGTTCGACGTGCGCCCGATTGGTCTGCCCATTCGCCGCGAGTTCGAGCGGCTCACCCTTGAGTGCGCGACCCGGGCAGTCGGTCGATACGCCCCGCGTCAGCGCGAGTATCATCTATACATCCCGGTAGACGGTAACGACCGTCCGAACCTCGGCGTCATCTTCCACATCGAGAAGGGCTGGTCTGTTCGTACTGGATTCCCTGTCGGGTGCATCGACCGAACCTTCAACGGCGCCCTCGTGTTCGGCCACAACGTCGGGGCGACCGGAGCGAACGACGACCCGGCGGGACTGTTCGTCATCAGCGGTACGCCATCGATGGGCGGCACCATCGACGGGGATACCTACACCCCAGCGGGTCCGCCCACGTCGAAGTACCAGTCCCCGTGGATGGACTTCGGGGATGCCCAGGTCAAGAAGCAGGTCCAGTATGTCGTCCTGTGGTGCATGACTCGGGGCAACCTGACCATCGACTTCCGGTACTACAAGGACTTCGAGTACAGCCAGACCGGCACCGACACTCGGTTCAAGTTCCAGTCTCCTGACCAGTCCGACCAGCCCGTGTACGACTCGGCGGTCATCGGGACGGACGAGTGGCAGGAAGCGCGACTGGTTCCGATTCGCCTGCCGGTCGCCTTGCAGAGCTGCTCGTGGTTCAAGTGGGAACTGGAGACCACGGACGATGTGACACTGGTCGGCTACGAGATCGAGTACGTCGCTCGTGGTACCGTCACCGTCGCGGGGAAGTTGGCATGAAGGACTGGACGAAGCACGACGCTCGGTCCTCGCACATCACCGAGGCTGACCAGTTCAACGACCAGCACAACCGCTTCCGCGGTCAGATGGTCGGGCTCGACCGCTCGCAGTACCCGGCGGGCTGCGTGTCGTCCTCGATGGTCGTGGCCAATGCCATGCACAAGGTGTGGACCTTTGTGCCGTGGGACTCCTCCGCGACGTACGCCAACACTGACGGAGAGCAGACAGCACTCCGGGCAGATGAGACCGATACCCTGCCAGAGCAGTTCATGGCTCTGACTTATCAGGAGTACGGGACAGGCTGGAGGACGGTGTTCTCAGAGCAGCTGACCCCGTTCAAGGGCGGGAGCCTCCTGACGGAGTGGTGTGGCTGTTCGGCCCTCCAGATTTTCTGGACGTGGACGAAGAACGCGACTCACGCCTCGACGCCCCCGTCTGCGCCGAACGACAAGTATGTCGGTGTGCGGATTCTCTACAATGGTGTCGTCGTGGCAGAGCGGCTCGGTCCAGCGAAGCCGATGGACTCGTTCCGCATCATCGGTGAGGGGCAGGTCCCGGCTGGCAATGTCACCGTGTCGCTTCAGTTCAAGGTGACCGGCGCAGGTCCAGACGATGCGCTGGAGGAGAACGCCACGAACAAGAACCTCATGCAGGCACACTTGTACGGCAACCGCGTCGTCTGTGTCGGGAGATGGCGATGAGCCGGATCGTTCGCAATCGTGTCGGTCCTGGCGACACCATCGACGCCACCACCCTGAACGACACCTACGATGACTACTCTCAGAGTGCTGCGCTCGACGGCTCGAACACCAGAGAGCAAGCCTTTGATATCGTTCACTTCTCGAACGCCCCCATCATCCTGAACTCCAAGACTTCGATCTTGGGGAACGCGGGGATGCTGCACCAGTCGCCCGAGACCACGGTCACGCACACCACGAGCATCGGCACTCCGGTAGCGCACGCTGTTCAGGACAGTGGGGGTACGGAGACTCCGCTCGACCTCGGGAGCACGGGCTGGTCGCTCTCGACGGGCGATGTGCTGCGGGTCTGGTGGAACCTGTCCGTGGAACCAGAGGTGAGTGGAACGCCGTGGAACAATGCCTCGGCATACGGTCGCTACTCGATCCCCCAGAACCCCGGTTCCGCTACGAGCGTCAACATCACGGACGGTCTGCACTGCTGGGTCGCGCGCCTGGAGTGGGACATTACCGACAACACGCTGACGAACTGGACGGCAGTGCCGGACCAGTCGGCATTCACGCAGTCGTTCAACGGTGGCGCGGACAAGGGTGGCTACCTGAACCGCATGGCTGCCTCGACTGTGATCAGCGCGTGGTCGGTGTTCTCGGCAGGCATTGCGTCGGAGGGTGCGTCGAACAGCGTCACCACCCCGAACTACGGCGTGTACAAGTCGCAGGGGTACTTTGGTGTGGACTCGATGTGGGCCTACCCAGCTACGGGTTCGGTCACGGTGTACGGCATCCGGGTCGTCATCACAGGTCTGATGCACCCAGCTCATGTCGCGAGTCCTGACCGGAACATTCTGCTGTACGACGTGAACGTATCTGGCAGTCTGAACTACAAGGGCGGTCGCATCAGCGCAGTCCAGATGCGGGGTGGGTGATGGCGTACTCGAAGCCCAACACGTTCGTTGACGGTCAGCCCATCACCGCGGCTGACGTGAAGGGCAACGACGAAGCCTTGAAGGTGTACCTCCACGAGGGTGTCGTGGCGGGTGACCTCGCCACCACTCCGTGGATCAACACGGAGCACATCCAGGCCCCAGCACTCAACCCGTACATCGGCGTGCAGCACGGTGTGACTGGCTTCCAGGGCAGTCAGTGGGATGGTGGCGTCCTGGTGCGTGCGCAGTTCGGCTCCGCTCTGCTGACAGGCAAGCGATACGGTGCGAGCACGGAGACCTGGGAAGTCGTGCCTCAGACTACGTTCGGCATCGACCTTCGTGCTCCGGCGACGGTCCTGTTCCACTGGTGGATGGAGTCGAACAACGGCCCGGACAACGGCGACCGTTCGCTGGGCAGCGACGCCTACATGTGGGTGACGGAGTACAACAACAGTGGGCTGCTTGCTGGTCTGGAGAAGTTGAACGTCACCACGACGTACGCTCTGGAGGCGAAGAACAACGCTCAGGGCTACACGGGTATCGCGTCTACTGCGGGACCAGCGTATCCGTACACCTTGCAGGGTTACGGGAACATGTCGGGCACGAAGGTCATGGACAACGTGACGGGTGTTCTGGCCGTTGGGCTGGCGCACTTGAGCACCATTGACCGGTCTGCGATCATCAACTGGGGCATCACCATCGAGGCGTACTACCTCAAGTAGGATTGACCATGCCGCTTCCACTCCTTGCGATCCCTCTTGCTGCTGGCGCTGCGGCTGCTGGTGGTGCAGCCATTCGGGGCGGTGCTGCAATCCGCAGTGCTCGCGACATGTTCCCCGAGGACTACGAGCGACAGCTGGCAGAGTTGCGTGCCCAGCAGGCGGCGGGCGGGCTTGGTCTGACCGGTGCGGAGCGTACGCAGATCGAGTCCGGTTTGGCTGCACGTCAGGCGGGGCAGACTGCTGACCTCCAGGCACAGCAGCTCCAGCAGGCTCAGTCGATGGCGGGCGGTGGAGCGGTCAACTCGGCCATGCTGTTCCAGCAGCAGGTTGCGGCAGAGGAGGCTCAGCGTCGTCAGGCTGCGCTCGATGAGCAGATCGTGATGCAGGAGCAGGCCAGGGTCAAGGCGGCCCAGGAGCAGCGCCTCGACGAGTTGGTGGCGGCGGAGGCAGAGGCCCGCATTGCAGAGCGTCAGGCGAAGGCGAACCTCGCGGCAGACCTGCTCAGCGCTGGAGCGCAGACGGGTGTCGGCATCGCAGGCACGCAGGCGATGGGGCAGGCGTCTCAGGCTCTGCTTCAGGCGCAGGGCGCGCAGGGTCGTCAGGCTGCAATGTCGCAGATGTACAACACGCAGATGGCGATGAGCATGGCGGGAGCGTTCGGCGGAGGCCAGATGCCTGCGATGCCGATGCCAGTGATGCCTGCGCCTGCGACTGGAACCACCTTGCAGGCAACAGGTGGGCAGGGTCCGGCAACCGGGTTCATGCAGATGCCTGACGGTTCCCTCGTGCCCATCTACGGAGCGACGGTCTGATGCCCCTCCCGAAGCCACAGTACCCGACGTATGTCCCCAAGTCCTTCATCTCGCCGGAGGACCGCAAACTATCGGACATGGCTCTCGGGCTGTACGCCAAGTACCACCCCGGTGCGATGCAGCAGGCTCTGTATCAGTCGCTCCTGGAGGACGAGCAGTTCAAGGCCAAGCGGGATCAGGAGAAGTTGAAGATGCTCATGGAGGAGCGGGACACGGTTCTCAAGAACCTGTCGCGTTTCCGTGAGTCCGGTCTCGGACCCCTTGGTCGAGGTGGCGCAGGCGGTGGCGCAGGCGGTCGTCGTGGCACTGGCACCGGTCGTGGCACCGGAGGGTTCGGTGGTGGCGATGTGCTCGACTTCTACGCGGACATGGGGAGCATTGAGCAGAGGCGTCGTACGGCCAACATGGAGCAGGGCGTCGAGGCTGCGAACAAGATTCGCCGCGACTACGAGCCCCTGAGCGGTCATCGGCGGTTCATTGCCGACGTGACCCGCAAGTTGGACGCTGGCGTCGGCACGATGACCAGCGACCAGATCGCAGCGACTATCGCCCTGGAGGCGTCCCAGAACCTGAGCCGCCTTCTGGGAGGGACAGCGCCTACTCGTGAGCAGGCTATCGCTGCTTCCACGGAGCTGTATACCAACGTCGCAAGCCGCTTCCCGGGCATGTTCACGGATGCCAGTGGCAACCCGACCGAGGCAGGCAAGCGGCTCGCCAGACTCATTGATGAGCAGATGGAGACCCGCGGGTTCATCGAGGGGTCCCTACTGTCAGGGCAAGAGCCTACGGGACGCCTCGACGCGGAGCGTCGTGCAGCCCTGGAAGGCGTCACTCGTGGAGTAGGCGCGGGCTTCTTCGAGAAGGCGGGGCAGAAGGTTCCGCTCGACGCGAACGGCGACGGAGTCGTGACCGAGGAGGAGCGCACATTCGCCAAGGAGCAGGAGGAGCGGCGCAAGGCCCTTGGCATCGCGGAGCCACTGACCGACGAGGAGCAGGTGTTCCTGAGTCGGTACATCGATGCTCTGCGGGACGACGGTGTCGCCTCTCCCGAGGAACTCGGTGCGGACTACGAGGCAGGCAAGGCTGCGTACGAGAAGGCGCGTCGTGCTGATGTGATGCCCAGAGGCTTCGGGCCGTTCTTTGACCCGACGTA